GACAAAAATCGGAACAAGTATAGACGAAAAGAGAAACCAGGCAAGCCGGGAAAGCATTGTCTGCCATATTCGCCAGCCTGCATGTGTAACCTCGATGTATTCACAGAGAGGATCGTTTGTCCTAACGAAGCCATAACCTTTGAGGTATTCAATAATTGAGTCAAAGGAGTATTTGTATTTTTGTATGTTGAGATCACAAAATGGGTGTTCACCGTCCCGGACCGTATAAAGGACCCATTTTTCTCTATCAACGTACACTGTACCAATCTCGTTGATTTGGGCCTTTTTTAGCTTGGAAAGAACGATAAGTGATTGAATGGTCATCTTTGGCCACCTCCTTGACAAAATTCTACCACAGGCCGGAAGGTGTGGCAAGTGGGAAGTGGGGAGGCCCAGGACAGCGCGTAAACCGGGCGGAGACGGGTGGTGCGTAAAAGCCCATCCATCAGTGGGCCAACACCGATGGATGGGCAGTGACAGACTTTCGCCGAATTTACGGAGTACACACCGCCCATTACTGGGCGGCAGGGCGATGCGATCACCTCGGATACAGAATTTGTAATGCTGGAGCGGGTGCTGTCGAGGATGCCTGTTGCAGACTTGATGCCGGTGATCAGGGCGTCAGTGTCAATGATTTTCGTAGTAAGTCCTGACTGTGCGCTCTACTGGGATGTTTCTGCATCTTCGACCTGCATTGACATGCACATCAAGCAGGGAGAAGTGATTAGAGGTGCTAACGATATGCATACATCGGACAACCCCACACGGTCATAACTTAATTGTGAGGTGATTTGAATGATCTACTATCCTAACGGCGTAACGGTTGAAAACATCATGGCAGACGGCTCCGTATGTGACGACCTGTCTACATATCTGAAATCTGCCGATCAGCTGCCTGACCTCACAAAAAGGCTCATTGTCAAATTCATCCAGGACGGGATGGAACGCATTGAGAAAAATCACGAAGGTAAGGCGGCAGAACCGATGGCGGACCGGCCGGCATAAAAAGTCCCCGTCAGGTGGTAGGCACCTGACGGGGCGGGACAAGCCTCACATAAGGGGCAGACAAACAGAGATTATTTCAAATAAAGGAGAAATTTATGCAAACGAAAAACAACGAGATCACGCCCAATGGGATTGTTTACATCCAGAAGGATTCTGCCCAAACTCCCGCCCAGAGACTGGATGGAATGGAGTACTGCATGGTGCGGACCTACAGCGCCGGCGTCTTTGCAGGCTACATCGAAAGCCGGGACGGGAAAGAAGCGGTTTTGAGGAATGCCCGCCGGATTTGGAAGTGGGCAGGAGCAACGGAGCTCTGCCAGCTTGCTACGGAAGGAACGAAAAATCCTGACGGCTGCAAATTCCCGGCTCCTGTTGACAAGGTAATTTTGACAGAAATTATTGAGATCATTCCCATTACGGAAAAGGCTCAAAAGAGCATCGCGGAGGTCCCTGTATGGAAGATTTGATTCTGTGCTCCGGCTACGGCTCCGGCTCCGGCTACGGCGACGGCTACGGCGACGGCTACGGCTCCGGCTCCGGCTCCGGCTACGGCTCCGGCTACGGCTACGGCGACGGCTCCGGC